TAAATCCATTTTTATCCTGCATTAATATATTCTACTTCATAACCAGTATAAGCAAATGTAACATCACAAGTTGCTGGTGCTATGTCTGTAACTGTACTAGAGAAATCTATACCTCCCAAAAGTATTGGAAAACATCTATGAAAAGATGCTTTTATGAAAGGTTTAGATGCACTATTCATCAATATAAGAGTGGCGTCTGAATATTTTTGACCTTCCCAAGAATTTTGTTCAAATCCTGTTTCGCCAGTCAAAGTACGCATCCAATTTCTTATTTCCATCCAGTTTGACATATTTTCGTTTACTATAAATTTGAGAACAAGATCTCCCTGATCAAATGAAGTTCCTACTCTTCTAATTTTAACAGAAAATGGAGATGGTTGAAAATTTTCACCGGCTTTTATGCCTGGAAGATTTGCACTCTGACACATATAAACAGTATTAGGTATTCTGTGTAATACAAATCTAAATTCGTTTAGTTGAAGAGGATTTTCATTTAAAGGTTGTCTTATCAGAGCATTTTTTAAGTGCTCTTCGCTAAGATATTGTATTGGTCCTTTGTTTCTTGGATCCATATTAAACTCCTATAGTATCTATAAAGAGAAAGGGGGGATCTTTCGATCCCCCCCTCTTACCTATACATTATTCAACTTATCAGTTTGAAGATGGGTTGAATGTGGCGTCGTTGCCGTGGAGGTTGTCTACACGGAAGATGCGGTAGTACTGGTTGGTGCGACGAGCGAGGGTTTCGCCGTCTGGTTGTTGAGTCGATGTGTTCATTACGAATGGATTGCTTACCATACCGTAACGAGTCTTGAATCCAATCTTTGGTTGGAATGTACTTGTATCGACTGCTCTTACCATTTGGAGAGGAACATATGGGCAGTAGAATATACCAGCATCATATGGACTTGTTCCCTTATATCCGAGGCAGACATAATTGATTGGGGTAAAGTCATTATAGTTGGTTGGCATAGAATATGGGTCGATGTAGACCTTGATTCTACCTTGGTGGAGTGTACCAGCGAAGGTGTTGCCATTAACATCAGTGTTGATTTGTCCACTGAATGCTGGGGAGAAGTCGAGAAGACCACTCATGGAGAGAGCAGCAGCAACATCTGGAGAGACGATTGCGATGTTTCCCTTACCACGACGGGTTTCCGCACCGATGACATTACATTCTCTTTCGATTTGGAATGTCAAGCCACGGAACTTCTCAGCAGACCAACGACCGTCTGAGTCGAGTTCGAGGTCGTATACGCCACCGAATGTGTTCTGTAACTTCTTTGTTGTCATAGAAGCAAGATCTGCTTGCTTGCAACCAAGTTTAGCAACTTCGTAGATTGTACGAACGAGTTCGCGGTTGATTTCGAACATGATCTCTGTGGAGAGAATGTTCGCAAGTTCTGTCTCGGCGTCGAGTCCGTGAACAGCCTTGAGATCTTGCGCGAGTTCTGTTGTATACTCTGCCTTGAGGGCACGAGACTTGGCAGTTACAGATGTCTTCTCGATGGAGAATGTCATCTCGTTGAATGCATTACCAGATGTTCCCAAACGCTCGGCAGTTGTTGTTGCCATTGGGCGTCCTGCTTCGAAGGTGTTGTCTGAATAACCATCTTCGAAGATGTCTGCCATAGTACCATAAGTTGGGCTGGAGTTAGAACCAGACTTATTGAGTGCTTCGTTGTAGAGTGCTTCTACACCACTTCTATATCCAGAACCATCTACTGCGGAACCGTTGACATTACCGTAACGAGACTTCATAGCGAAGATGAGTCCTGTTGGTCCATTCATTGGTTGAACGCCAGCGATGTCGTAGGCCATGAGATTTGGCATAGCGCGACGAACTAGGCTGATGAGGATTGGATCGAATGCATCAATACCAGATGTAGAACCGTAAGTTCCAGCAGAACCTACAGTACCGAGTCCTGTACCAGTTACGCCCTGAAGAGAATCTTCACGGAGCATTTTTTCTTGATTTTCCAAGAGAATGGTTGTTACATTCTTCTTGTAGGAATCTTTAATTTCTGGGAGAGCCTTGTGTTCAACAATTGGCGCCCACTTCTTTCTTGTTGCTTCTGAAAGCATTACTCTATTATCCATTTGATTAGTCTCCTTTAAAACTATTTATAATTTTTTTAATTTTGAATTGTTCTATTAAGTGTTTCTGAGTACAGTCTCATGTAAGGAGACAATACTTGTTCTTCTTCTTGTGTTTCTGGTTCTTCCAGAATAACCTTTTCAAACAAAGGCTTTTGTGCGGTTGGTTTCTTTGATTCTTTCAATTGCTTCTTGGAAGTGGTTGTGATTCCCTCAACCAATACAGCGATTTTCTCTTTGTAGTCTTGTTCACTTTCAAATTGAACATTCTCTGCAAGAGGACGAAGTTGTTCTGCTTGCATATTCGTCATACCATTTGTTGCTTCACTGAAAATTTGTTGTGCCTTTAGAGATTTGATTGTGCCAATAAGTTTGGCATTTGTTTCAATTTCTTCATTTAGGCGATTCTCAAGGTGAGAAACTGCTTCTGATAATTCATCAAAAGCGTTTGCTTTATCTTCTGGAACTTCGATATAAGATTCTGTGAAGAGATTCTTCAACTTATTCATGAAGTTTTCAGCAATTTCTGTTCTCAGACCATTGTCAATTGCAATTTCGTTTTCCTTTACCCACTCCTCTACGACATAGTTGAGGTATGTGTCAAGTTGCTCTTCGAGTGTGCTCTTTACAGAAAGAATCTTTTCTTCAAATTGCTCTGCAAGTTCGCTGCGAAGAGAACCAGCAATTTGCTGAACCTTAGTAACTACTGCTGCTTCGTATAGAGAAGCGGCTTTGGAAACAAATTCTTCAGATAGATCTTCGCTTCCACCGAACATTATACGAACATCTTTCTCTAATTGTTCTCTTTGAATAGAAGGAGTTGTGGCACTAGCAAAAGATGGTTTCATGTTAAGGGTTGCTGCTGCTTGACCTGGAGCATAACCGACAGTTTGTTTTGTTTGCAATTCAAATCCTTTACCAGATGTATCGTGTGCTGTTCCGCCGTGAGCATCAGACTCAAGATCATTACCGGCAGATGGAACTCCACCTGTTGGCATTTGAGCACTTGCCCAAGATGGTTTGGTTGCTAGTGTGGAAGACAGACCACCTGTTTTTGATGCTCCTTGTGGTGCAGATTGTTTTGGTGCTTCTGGTGCTTCGTCAGCATCGTCTTCACCCTCATCCTCGTCACCATAATCTTCGTCTTCGTCTTCAGACTCATCTTCTTCGTCTTCAGACTCATCTTCATCTTCTTCTTTATCTTCTTCTTCTTGAAGATCCTCGTCATCGTAGTACTCCTCTTCGGTTTCCTCGATGTTTTCTCTTGGGTCTACTTCATTAGCGAAGAGACTTTCAATTATTTCTTCTGCAAGTTGCTTAGGATCCATTAGATATTCTCCTTGATTCTAATTCTTTTTTATTTATAATTTACTTAATTTTGATAGGAAATTTTCAAATATTTTCAACTTAGTCTTCTCAAGATCTCTTGATGATGCTTTGGAAATCTGCTTTTTGTAAGAATCCAAATCAACTTGCTTGAAAAGACCATTCTCCCAAATCCATTCCCTACCTTCCATAATACCATTAACAAAAGCATTTGGCGCGGATGGATCTGCAACAATATCAACTGCTGCTAACATGAAATCTTCTTGTACTTCTTGATACCCGTTCTTTTCCACCAAAGAACCCATACCACGGGAAGAAACACCTAACTTTGCTCCTTCGTCCATGAGATTCTTTACAATTTTACCATATGGAGTGTCGAGAACTTTGGCTTTACCGCAAACATAATTCTTATCAAAGTGAAGTTCTTTGATCATATGTGCAGCACGCTCAAGGTTGACTGTTGGGCCTTCTGGATGTCCAAGTTCGCCGATTGCTCTACTTGTATCAACATATTCTTTGATGTAGCGATTTACCTCTTTTTGCATGATTGGCATAGGGTAAATTCTACCATTCTTGTTCTTTGATTCTGATTCCATGAAGACACCTTCGATGAAATAGTTCTTCTTTCCATC